TAATTTGTTAGTTGCATCGTGTCTTTCTCTTTCATATTTTAAAAGAGTTGTGCCATTGTCGGAAGTGAATCGCACATCGAATCCGTCTGAATTAGCTTTTGAAAAATCAAAATTAGAGGAAGTTAATTTAACTAAAACTGGAAAGTCTGTTAAGTCATCATCTATCTTATCTTTATCAATCGTTATTTTTTTTCTGGTTATATAACCATCTAGCCAATTTGCCATAATTTATTTTAATTTACGCATTATACTTTTTCACTATAACTGACCAATGCGATTGAGTCAGTAACATATTTAATAATTATTTCCATTGTTTTACCTTTAGTTGTCGTTGTTGGCAAGGCACTTCCTATTCCAGCATAATGATTGCCAAAAGATATAGTTCTTGCCGATGTTCCATCATCAGTTAAATAAATCACAAAAGTATTTCCAACAGAAGGAGAAGTTGCATTATTTATTGTTATATTCTCTGAAAGAGCAGTAACATAATATTCATCATAATTTGCCTTATCGGGAGTAAGAGAAGAAGTTGAAGTTGTAGAACTTTGACGAGGATTTATTTTTTTATTAGTTAAAGTTTGAGTATCAGTTGTTCCCACAACATCTCCCGATGGCAAAGTTTTTCCGCTATCTTTTATAACACCGCCAGTTGTTCCGTTAAAGAGAACGATAGCATTGTCAGTTGAAGAAGCAGGACCAGAAACATCACCTGGATCTCCTTTATCACCTTTCTCTCCTTGTGGACCACCTGGATCTCCTTTATCACCTTTCTCTCCTTGTGGACCTTGTATGCCTTGTGGACCAGTATCTCCCTTAGAAGAAACAAGTTTCCAATAAGAAGTATTAGTTGGTAAATTGCCAGTAGAGTTAGCTATACAAGTATAACACGAGCCATTGTAGGTTACAAAATTTCCGATAACATAAGAAGTTTCGCTATTATACTCTCCTTTATATGCTTCTGACCATTTAAGATTTGCCATTTTTAATATTTTATTTGATACGACTAATTACCCGAATTTTCATCTTAATAATTTAATTCCCAAATAGAACTATTATTAGCATCATTTCCATTTATATAATCACAATATTTTATTGTCATATTTTTTTTATTTTTTGGACAAATACTATCTATCGGGACAAGAAATGTCTTGTCAATAGATAGTATCTATCTACAAATCTTACTTCCCGTAAAAATGGCAGGTTGAGTTATATTGTTCTTTTATCTCCTTAGCTGATAGAGCCCGATTGTAAATGCGGACTTCGTCAATGAGACCTTTCCAACATTCAAGACCAGTCCCTCCTCCTATATCCAGAATGCCATCCGTAGTGATTATGTTAGTTGATACATTTGTCGGAGTATTATCCATTTCACTATTTACATAGAGTTTTAGTTGTGCACCATCGTAAGTCGCCACAACGTGATACCAATTATTTGAAGAGTAAGTTGTTGTTCCCTCAACAATGCGATAAGTACCGTTTGTTGCTCCAATAAAAAATATAAACTTCCCTGTAGTTCTTACAGCTATACTATAAGCATAAAGACTGCCAGTTCCAATAGTTTTTATAAGGATTCTCCTATTTTGCGAATTAAATTGTGGTTTCACCCACGCCTCAATCGTAATCGCATCAGCAATATTTAAACTCTCATCATTCCCGCAATCCACATAATCATTACTGCCATCAAAACTCAAGGCAGAATGTCCCAAAGGAGTATTAACCCAAGTAGCACCGTGAATTACTCCATTGTTTCCTTTTTTGGATAAATCATTTAAAACTGAATCTTGCCGACGAGAGCCTCGTCCAGAAATCCACAAAACACAACTATCATCAACTGGACGACAAATAGGTGGTGTTGCAAATTCTTTTGGTAATATTATATTTGACATAAGTTTAAATTAAAGACGATAAAGTTTATAGTGGCAAGTTATCGCTCCTGAATCTGCGGCAAATTTCATTCCAATCTTAATTGTATTCTGTCCGAAAAACAATCCTTGAATCAAAAAGTCCCGATAAGTTGCTGCTCCCGTAATTTTTTCAACTGTATGGGTTGTGTGTAAAACATCTCTCACATCCGTCCCATTTATCTTAATTTGATTATAAGTATTAACAGTTAAATCTCCCGCCGTATCTTCGGCAGGTTTTTCTATTGCCAAAAGAAATAAATTATCAGAATGCATTAGCTTTCTATATAAAGGAATTGCTGGTGTAATCTTTTCAACAGTCAAATTATCATCTGCTGTAAAAACAATAGAACCTTCGGCAATTAAACCAGCATCATCTATGCCTTTAGTAACTCCTCTTGGATAGATTTCATAATCTAATTCAGCCATAATTTTAAGTTAATTTTATTTTTTTTACGACCTTTTTAATGCTTTATTTGATATGATCAATTACCTGAATTTTTGATTTGATGATTCCAATTAGACCCTGATTCTTGTGATACTAAAAATTTATCTTCATTTTCTCCCACTAAATAATAATCTCCACTTTCTGATATAAAATAAGTTGTAGCATCGCTCCTGTCTAAATTATTCCAACTTCCTGAATTTTTTGTTTGATAACTCCAAGCCATATTTATTTATAATCATCTTTTGAAATAGAGATACCGACCCGATAAACTCTGTCTTCTTGTTTTCTTCCATAAAATCTTTGAAGTTCTAATTTCATATTTTCTATTTCACTTCGTATAAGGGTGGCTTTGTCTGTCATTCCATTGCCAAGTAAGTAATCATAAGCCGAACCCATTGAAAGAATACGATGAAATTGTTCATCAAAAGATGGCTCTTGAGTAGTATCAGAAGGTGTAAAAATATCGGTAATTCTTCGAAGAAACCAAATCTTTAATCCAGAAGCAACATTAGTAGTTGGAATTGGATAAAGAAAAATTGAACCATATCGGACATCATAATAAGGTTGCGTTTGACTAAAATCTTTATTTATGTCCGTTGATGTCCCAATGGCCGTTCCTTTTTCCGCAATATCAAATGGTTCGGCTTTATACCAATTTGTGCCATCGTAAGTTATTTCAACTCTTTGAATTTTTAAAACCCTATCATTGTCAACTCCTGCCCCAGCTGGTAAAGCATAATCCTGTTGCTCAGCAACTAAATTTGTTGTAGCAATTGGATAATTTGAATTAAGAATATCGTCAAAATCCCACTCGTCTTGAGCCTCTAAAATCCAAGAAACCACCCGATGATACCATCGGTTTATATTTCTAATAATATCCGCTATTGGATAAGCGGTTGAATGGTCAAGAGAATCCCCCCAAATTAGAAATTGGGTATCTTGAACCAATCCTGTTTTTCCTGTTGTGTCATTTATAACCATATTTTTACGGATTCCAAATTTCTTTAGAATACCAAATTGACCTTGTATGAGGATTAAATCCCCATTTATTTATAAATTTTTTTAAGTTTTCACCTTCTATATTTTTACTATCTATTCCAAAATTGTTTATTGCTCCCACTCGTTTACTATTCCATCTCGTTGCTCCTTGTTTATGCCAGTAAGCACTTTTACCAGACATTACAATTTTCTTTCCAAACTTGTCTCTCATTCGTAAAAACAAATCCACATCTTCGTATCCACCCCGAAGAAACTGCTCATCAAAAATTCCTACTTCTTGTAAAATTGACTTTTTGCTCATCCATAATCCACCATCTTGCATCCAATCTCTTAATAATCCACCTTCGGTTATCTGATTTATTTTGTATTTTTCAATCGGTATCCCTTCAATAACCTTGACTTTAAATTGAATAATTCCTGTTATTCCAACATTTTCAAAAAGGTCAAATGGTTCCATCAATGCCTCTTGCCAGCCAGGATATACTTCTATATCATTATTAGCACAAACTATGTAGCAATCATCTTTTTCATTTTCAAATATCCAGTTAAATCCCCAATTACAGGTTTTTGCAAATCCAGAATTCTTTTCATTTTTTAAATAAACATCAGAAATCGGTTTCAAAACATCTTCTTTTGCTCCATATTCTCCGCCATCATCAATAGAAATAATTGTAATATCATTGCTTGAATTTCTAAAACTCTGAATAGCCTTCTTTGCTAATTCAACTAATTCATCATTTATTAAAAAATGGGGCATTACAATATAAGTTTTCATATTAATTCTTTATTCCATAATTCCGCTATTCTCTGCCAATTAAATTCTTTTTTTGCCCATTCACTCATTTTCTTTCTTTCTTCTTCCCATTTATCTGGGTTATTTAAATAATTAACAACCGCCTCTATAAATTGTTCTTTTATTTCTGGGTCTTTTATTCCACAATTAAATTTAATTCCATCAGTCCAGTTGTCTTTTGTTTTATTAGAATGAATTTTTACACCAAATTGTATTTTTTCATTTAAGGCGGCAAAATCAGTAGTAATTGGCACACAACCAGCAATTTGGGCTTTTGAACCACCAATATAATCTATTTCAAAAAACTCTGTCGGATAAACTAATGCTCCTGCCTGTAAATATTTCCTTGCTATTTCTTCGTGTCCTATTCTTTCTCCTCCTTCAATAATTCCTTTTTCCTTTAAATAATTAAATTTATTCATTACTTTTTCTTTCCATTCTTTTGCTTCGGGATTATTTTCATAAGCCACATCAAAAACATTCCAGCCATAATACCAAGCAAATTTTACCTTGTCAGCAATTTCTTTGGGCAATCGTTTAATAATTTCTTCTATCATTTCCAATAAAGTTTCCAAACTTCTATCCGGACTGGAGAAATTAACTAAATAATAAGGATTTCTTATTTCTTCTTTTTCAAACTTTTCAAACAAAGAAATATCAACTCCATTGGGAATAATAGCAAATTTATTATCTGGAATGTGAGGATATAAATCTCTTTGGGCTTTTGACTTGACAAATATCTTTGTTAGTTTATTAACCCTTGGTGATGTTAGCTCTCCAATATTAATAACATCGTGTAAATCAAGAAATATCTTTTTAGCATTAAGTTCAAAATCAAGTAATTTAGGATATCTCCAAGCAATAATAATATCTTGCTTATCTTTAGTATTAAACATCCAAAATGGTTTATATTTAACTCCATCAAAAACCTGTTCTTTATAACCGCAATTATTGTAAACTTCAACATTCCAACCTAATTTTGCTAATTCTCTTGAAAGATTAATAACTGCTTCTTCGCTTCCACCAATTCCTGTTTTTACACTTTCTGGTGTCCAAACTTCTTTTGTATATCCACAATAAAATACTATATCCTTGCCAGATGATTTTTCTTTTATAAAATGAGTATTTCTAATAGCACAAATAGCTGGGTGAGATTTCATTTCATCAGGAACACTATCTAATATCTTTTTGATTTCCTTTTTGTTTTTGGCCTTTAATACTTTTTTAGAAATTGCCTCTACTTCTTCTATTTTTTTAATGGACTCATCAAGGACTTCTATAACTTTTTTAATGTCTTCCCGATGTGGATAAATCTTTAATATTTTCTCCAGACACATTTTAGATTCTCTTGGCTTATCCATTGCAAAATAAACTCTTGCTAAAAGATTTAATGGATTGACATCATAATCTCTCGGGTTATAAACAATTATCTCATCGCTTGGAATTTCTTTTTTTAATCCGTCCAATATAACACTTTCCGCTTCTCTGTATTTATGTTGCTCAAAATACAATTTTCCTAATCCAAAATAAGCATCTGGATAATAAGGTCTTAATCTTAATGCCTGCAATTCAGCCATAAATGCTTTATCAAATTCTCCCAATCTCATAAAAACATCGGCTATTCTATGCCAAGCCAAAAAGATTTCTTCCTCTGAATTTGATTTTTCAATGAACTGATAATAATAATCTAATGACTCTTTATCTTTCCCTTCTGATAATAATGCATTTGCCACCAACCAATAGCTTCTCGGATCATCAGGATTTTTTTCTAAAACAGATTTGGCTATTGTTGTATTTCTAGCAAAATTATCCTTTACTCTTTTATCATTAGTTAAATGAACAATTTGAATGTCTGGACATTTTTCTGCCAGTAATTCTCTTGTTGGAGAAAAATCTTCGTGTAAAGCCCCTACCCATTTTACACAACCATCATTTTTTACAATACGGGTTTTAAGATGTTTAACTATACAAACTCCATACTCATCAAAATCATAAAGATAATCCATTACAATCGCATCAATCACATTTCCATCTTTTCCGATTTTCTCCATTAAATTAGGTATATTTTCCGCTCCCTTAATTAAATCATCACTATCTACCCACATAATATAATCCGAAGTTGCTTGGCTAAAATTAAAGTTTCTGGCAGCCGAAAAATCATTTATCCAATCAAAATAAGAAATTTTAGCATTATATTGTTTGGCAACTTCTTCTACTTTTTTATTTTTACCAGTAATAGTAATACAAATTTCATCAAATACTGGTGGAGTTTTACTTAATAAACGATTTAATAACTCTGCCTCATCATCAGATGCTTTAACAATAAGGCAAAGAGAAAGAGTTGGTTTTTTCATATTTTTTCCGCAATTTTATATTCTGGGAACCTTTTAGCAAACCAGATAACTTCTTTTTGTTCAGAAAGAAATCTTGGCTCTGCTTCTAAATTTAAGAAATTATTAACAAGGATATCCAATTTTCTTGGAACTCTCAATGTCCATCTCATAGCATCAGGGTCTTTTCTATTGTCTGACGCATAAATATTTTTTCTACTTTTTCTTATTTCTTTACAAGAAACAATAATTGCCCTGTCTTCATCAGGATATTGTTTTCTGTAAAGTTTTACTAATTCTTCAATTAATTCTTTTCTTTTAAAATTTTCTTCAAATTTAATAGGCATATTTTTGTATAACTGCTCTCCACGACTGGCTCAGGTTATTTCGGAGAGCCTGATAACCCAAACCAGTCAGCCATACCCTTAGTCAATATCAAATCCGCTTGCAAAGAAGTGTGAATCTTGATTCTTCACTTCAAGTGTTAAGGCGCCTAATACTGCTTTCGGAGTATAAGGACCAGTAACAGCCAAATCGGATTGAATATATGGTTTCTTCAAGTAAGCAATAGCGAGTTTCTCGGGTCTTACACCCAAAATTCTACCAGTAGCATCACCTGCTTGCTGAATATAGCGATGAAGATGAATGTTTAAAGTGCCAAAACCAGTTTGGTATTTATCCACTACATCTACTAATTCTCTTTTCGTTGCATCAATATTTAAAGTTAATGAACGATTGCCACTGAAATTATCAATAGCATTCTTTAAGAATGCTCCACAGAACAAATCAGTTGCGGTTTCGCCATTACTATTTACCCAGTTGTTTTGCATCAATCCTTTAATGATTGCAGCAGTAAGAGTAGTTCCAGAAGTATGGGCGGTAGTGTTGGTTGATTTACTAATAGCAGCAATAATACCATTCATCTTCGGTGCAGTGCCACTCGCTCCAGAAGTCAAAGTAGACCTAACAATATCGTATTCGGCAGAATTACCCCAGTTAATAAGGGCTTTGGTTGTTTGCCTTGCTAACTCATTCTCTCCCGTGTAGTGTTCAACCCATTGTTGACCAAGCGAAACTTTAATTGGTTCCGCAATAAACTCAACAATATTAGTTAAACGAGTTGGGGTAGTAAGAGAAGAGTAAGTATAATCAGCCGCTTCTGAAATTGCTTTTGAACCTGGAGTGGTTAAGGTATCGGTTAATGTGCTATGAATTGTAGAAATTGCCGTTGTTTTACGGAGGTTAGTAAGAAAGAAATTCTCTCTTGCTGTAAGTATTTCTACTAATCCTAACACATCTTCACGAATACTTTGGTCGCCATATGTTCGTAAGATAGCCATAATATTTTAGGGATGACTCTTGATAGTTTATTTAAAGCCCTAAGGCTTTTTCAACGAGCTTTTGCCCGACCTCTTCAGAGTTAGTTTTTTTATACTCCTCTACAAGAGGTTTAAGACTATCTTGAAAGCCAACCCTTTGATTGCTTTCAATAATAGAACTTGGGCTTTCGTTTTGAGATGATTTAGTTTTAAGGTAGTCTTGAAAAATATCAGAATTCTTGGCTTCCTCTAAACTAACACCGTCCGCTTTCGCCAATTTCTTAAGAAATGGTAAATGCGGTTTTAAATCGGGATTAGCTATGATGAATTCAAGTTCTGAGACTTTTTCTTCAACGGGATTGGCAGATGATTGAGTTTTAGTTGGTTTTTCTTCAATATTTTCCAACCATTCTTTCACTCCTTTTTCATCACCTAAATCCAATTTTTCAGCGATGGTTTTTACGAGTTTCTCGTAATTGCCTGCCTTCCCGACATATCCAAAGGTCTCTTTTAGAGCCCTTTTAGCTTCGTTTATGTCAGGATATCGTCTACCCGTTGCTTCCTCAATGATACTTAAAACATCTCCCGATTCATTCACATCGCCTTCTCCAGAACTAAGCTCTGGTTCTTGAGAGATGGAATCGTCTGTGAGATTGTAATCGTTTTCCAGCATATAATTCTTTTTTATTGATTTTTCGACCTTTATGAGCCTATAATGCTCACCAATAGAAACATATAATTTCTATGGGTGAACTTTATAAAGTTCGCTTTCTTTATTTTGAATTTCTAATTCATTTTTTAAATCATCAATGGAATTGACTCGACTTTCAATTTCTGCCATCCAGTCCTCTAATTGTCTAATAGCCATTCTTCTTCCAGCAACTTCTTCCTTAAAGTTTCCAGCATTAACTCCCCGAATTGTATCTAATTCTTTTATTTTTTCTTCATAAAAATGCTCAACTATTTCCCAACCTGGTTGATTAACTAATTCAGCAAGTAATTGGGATTCTTCCACTCTTTTTTGTAAATCTTCTTTATTTTTCATTTTTCTTTTCTTTTACTTCTCCTGAATACGACTTCCCATTAAGATAACAAATATGTAAATATTTACCTTTTGGCAAGGATATTGTTCTAACTTTTCCTCCTTTTTTAACACAATTCAAAAATGATTTTGGCATATTTTATAATGGCATATTTGGTAAATTAGCATTAGTAAATTGTTGCTGCGGTGTCATTGTTTGTCCTTGCGGCATATTTACTGGTTGCTTTACGACTTTTTCTTTTTTGAAAAATCTTTCTCCATCAATACCCATAACATCTAAAATTTCTTTCATTATTGCGTCTGTATCAAGCCCAGATTCGGTTAATTGGCCATAAGTAGTTAACATTGTATTTAGATTTTGAATAGCCACCGCCTTGTCAAAATCCTCATTAGTTACATAAATATCAACATCATAATCACCAATATCAATAAGAGATTTCTTGAATTTAATAAATCTTCCTTTACTCATTTTCTTTAGTTCATTCTTCATCTTTTCAACCATTCTTTGTTTTTCACTTTCTTCTGGCATAAATCCAGTTTGCATTGCATAATCATAAATCCATTGAGCCATTTTCTCTTCAATAATCATTTCATCAAAAACTCTTAACTTTTCGGAGTCATCTATTAAATTAATAATTTCATCATCACTAATTACTTCCCAAATAATTGGCAACCAATGTCTTTCTATTAATCTTTTAAGAAACATTCCAATTCCTTCTTGGACCAAAGTATAAGCTGATTTAGCACTTGTTTGCTGAATTATTGCAGAAGTAGCAGTTTGAGTAGATGGCATTTGTTCGCCAGCAGTAATCTCATAAGCACCACTAACTCTTTGCCCCCAACTGTAAATAACTTCTTCGTCTTTATAAGATGATGGCTTTGTATCAGATACTGGTATTTCCCGAATATCTTGACCAAGCATTGTTACGGGTATTCCACCACCAGCAACTAATTTAGCTAATTGTTGAGGAGTAATTCCTGACCCTTTGCGAATTTCCCAAATCTTATTTTGTAAAACTAAATTATTATTTCGTCTAATATTAACAACTTCGTTTAAGTATTGTTGTAAACAAAATAATTGTTCTGGTAGTCCTCTTCCATACCATCTATTAGGAGCTCTTTTAAGCCAAACCTCTTCATAAGGCTTTTGTCTTCCTTTGTTTTCAAAGATTTTGTGAACAACTGCTTTTCCACTTCCCAGTCCTGAAACAATAATACAGCCATCAATCCAAACATTCTTATCTTCATCTTTACCTGTAATCAATGATTTTGGCATTTTGCCCCAGCGTTCATAAATATCAATTACTGGAACTTCACCACTCAAAATATCAAAGTTTCCTTCGGTTTGCTGAATATCTTTTCTAAATTGAATTTTGTCAGTATTAATCCAATTATCTTTATATTTCTCAATATCAGTAGGAGTTAATAACGCCCTCTCAATAACTGAATAAGCGGATTGAATATCTTTGGCTGTCGGGTCAATCCAAAAGTTTAATAAATCCACTTTGGTAGTTTTTAAGGTTTGCTTTTTCTTTTCTTCATCAAATCCTTTGAATGACTTCTGAACCCAAGTTCCATCAATGGCTAAACTTCTTTGTCCATCATCAAGCAATTCACCAAAGTTTAATTTTTCTAAAAAGCTTTTTAATATTTGTCTGGCAATGGCTGCCAATCTAACAGCCTTTGGTTTATTAGCTCGGAGATTAATATCTTTTGTATCTAAATCAATATTTTTTACAAAGGTTTCCACTACCCACTCAGTTAAAGGCACCCATATCTTTTCTAATCCTGTGTTTCTATCTATTGGATCATCAAAGATACCAAAATAGTTTTTTCTGGCTCTTTTAATTACATTTCTCATCTCAAAACTAACCTTTTCAGTAACAAAAGCCGAGCCAGTATCCCAGCTTGTTTTCTCATTTGAGACTATTCTAATAGCCTCTTTTTCTATTTCATCGTTTGTCATAAATTAATATATTTGAAAATTAGGTGTATAAAATGGGACTTCTTGTGTTTCTAATTGGTCATAGGTATTAATTACATACCTTGTAGCATCCATCAAGTGGTCATTCTTCTTTTCAGGATTTTCCTTGCGATTAGTTTTATCATCTTTAACCTCTGGAAAATGATAGAAGTTTATTTCATCAATGAAGTTTTTACAAGTATTAAATACATATAGCCTTTTTTCTCTTATTAATTGCTGAATTCTTGATACGCCACCCATTACATCATCATTACTTTCTAAAACATACAAGCCAGCTCTTCTGCATTCTTCAATTCTATCTGGTTCGTGAGGATCAGGATAAAACCTATTAATGCCCCATTTTGCTTGTAAAATTTTAGATTGTTCTATTATTTCGGTGGTTGTCTTTTCGGTTTGATACCATTCATCAACAACGTACCAAACTTTATCTTTAAATTTTAAAACTACTATTGCGGCTGGATTTTTAAATCCCCAATCAATTCCTGCCAGTGTAATTTCAGCATTTTCTATAGTCTTTGGTTCAATTATCTGCTCATTTGGTAAATCATAGACTAATCCTTCCATTCTGGAAAATTCTCCTTCATATCGTCTGGAAAACTCTTGAGGTGTTAATCTTTGTCTTTCTTTATCATAAAAGTCTTTTGGAAAATAAGGGTTATCAATGGATCGCCAAGTAAAAACCGATAAATCTTTATCTTTTCCTTCTTTCCAAGGAAGATAGAAGTCCTGATAAAGCCAGTTAATCGCGTATGGGGTAGAGGTGATTAAAACTTGTCCGCCAGCAATTGAAACACGAGATCTAATAACTACCCAAACCAATCTATTCATCATTCCTGCTTCATCAAGCCAAGCCCAAGATAAAGTCATTCCTTCTAATCCTAATGGTTCATCGGCACTTCTAATAAATACTTTTCCACCAGTTGGTAATTCAATTACTCCTTGCTGTTGCTTATAATATTTCCTATATTCAGGAAATAATTGAAAGAATTTTTCTAAGGTGCTTTGTTGTAGCAATTTGTAGCTCGGAGCTGCAATTAATCCATTCTTGTCAGGAAACTCATTTATCTTTTTCTGAGCCCAAATTGTTCCTAAAAAAGTTTTGCCTGAATTATGAGTTTTCATTCCACAATAAGAAATAATTTCATTACTTCCTATTGTTTCCCAGCCCACAACCTTTCCTTTTCCTACCCTTTTTATTTTCTCAATACTTATCCAGTCATCATTTTGGTTTCTATCTACTACAACCCTGTAAAAAGATTGAGTAGATTTATTAATCTCCTTTCTAATATGAGACCTAATCCCCAATCTCCAAAGAATATACTGTAATTCATATGCTTGTTTCTTACTATTTCCAACATTTCCCTTTTTATATAATTTTGACTTTATTAAATTATTAAACTCTTTATCTTTAATTTCAAAATGAGAAGATGGATAGAAATAAACTCTGGCGGTAGTTATTCCTTCTTTCTTTGGTAAATCAAGGATTTCTTTTAATTTCAGCCATTTTCCCGTCTTTTCTCTATAAACTTTACAATAAAAAGGATGTTCTTTATTGGTTCTAATCTTTATTCCATTGTTAAATGTTATTTCATATAAATCATCCTGAAACTCATATCTATCTTTAACTATTCCGCCAAGTATTTTATCACCATCTTTAATTTCTTTAACTAATTTAATACCATTCGGGGTATAAACAAATTCATTCTCATCAATGCATTGAATTCCAGAAATCGCTGCTCCAAATTGAGTTTTAAAATTAAAAGCATCAAATTGCTTTGGATGAAGTTTTATTTCTTTTTCTATCATTGCTCACTTTCATCTCTAACTACTTTAATAACAACAGGCAATCCATCACTTTCAATTTCTATTGATTTTGCAGGTTGTCCATAAATTCTATCAAACATATCTTTGTAAAATGGAAACTTCCCAGATTTCGCCATCTCTATTCCTTTTTTTAATATCTCAATTTCAACATCAGTTGGATTGTCAGCCATTCCAAGTTTTTTAACTGCTTCTTCAAATAAAGTCTTAAAACTTTTAGTTCCTTTTGGTTTCCCAGCAGGATTTCCAGATTGACCTTTCTTCCAAAGCCAAGGTTTCTGATTTTGTTCTGATTTTTCAATTTTTTTCTCTTCATTTTTATTATTCTCTTCAATCTTAATTTCATCTTTAATTCCTTCAACTTCATCTTTAACTTCATCAATTACTTCATTGGTTTTCTCTTCAACTCTTTCTTCTTCAATTGTGTTTTCTTTTATTTCTTCTTCCATATATATTATAATTAATTAAACCATTGTTATTTGTGGTCTCAAAATTATTATAAGTTAAATTGCCCCCTCTATTACAATAGACACTCTTTTTATATAAAAAGTCAAGTCCCCCCCATTAAAAAAGTCAAAAAAAGTTATCCACAGGTTGCATCTTGACAATAATAAAATATTTAAATTATA